CATCCTTCGCCTCTATCTTCAACGTCTTGCCGATGTAGTACTTTGGTGTCATTAGCCAAAGGTACATCATCCCAATAAATGTAGATGTGGTCATTCATTATTTAGAATCATTACAAATTAGCATAAGTACTTGCGTATGTCAATTTTATTTTGTTTTTTATCAAAGTTGAATAGTTAACTTACTTAACTTAACTACTTAATCAACTATTAACTTGACTTTAGTTAGTAGTTGGTCAACTCTTAACTTTACCAAACAACTTAAAGAAAAAGAAACTTAATAAAGAAAAAGAAAGAAGTTGCGTTCTAACGCATCCAAATACCTAAAGGTATAGAACTATACCCTTTAGCGTATAAAACCTCCCTAATGCGCTTAAAAGTGCCTTAAAGGGTATAATTACTCCAATAGTTTATCTATCCACTTCTTTACGAAGTACGCAGCGACCAAAACAAGGGCAAGCATCGTTAGCCCACCTTCCAAAGTCCATCCCCTCTGCTTCTTCTCCTTCGTGAGGATCTTGGTCTGCGTGACTCGGATGGTATCGGGCAAGCAAGTTGCCTCAACGTACACCTTTCTGTCGATGTACTGAAGCTGAAGGCGTACCTTGTCTTGGTAAATTGTCGTGTCCTTGAACAGTTCGAGCGTGTCGGTCAGGTACTTTGTCTGCGTGACAATGACCGTGTCCCTTACAACCACACTCTGAAGGACGGGTTTCACAGTAGCGCAACTGCTAAGAGCCGCAAGAGTCGCAGTCAGTAGGATTGTCCACATTGCAAGTCGGTTGAGGGGCATCCTCAAGTTTGTTAAGCCATTCATCAAAAGAGGAGGTATTTAGTTTTGCCATTGTGCTTTACTGCTTTTAGGATTTGTTTGCGATTCTTGGTATTAGAATAACTAACGTGAACCCACGATGGCGCAGTATCAGAGCCAAATTCCCAAATGAGTTGGTCAAACTCTAAATTGTCCTTTATCCAATGGAAAAGCACATCGTTGCCTCCATCAAACTTTAGGTCGGCGGCTTGAGCCTGCACGTGCTGCGAGGTCTTTGCGCCCCCAACTTTGCTATTTACCGCAGGGCTGCGGTACGCACTCGTTACTTTCACCGCACCTAATGCATCTCTCGTGGGTTGTAAGACGTTTTCTGCCAACGCACGGAGGTTGGGTTCCAAGTGTTTGGGTAAAGCGTTAGGAAGCCCTGTTTTTGTAGCGGTCAGTTCAGCGAGGGTAAAGTTCTTGGTCACGTTTTTAATATCAAAAGTTGTCTGTTTTACACATTATGCTCATTTGACTTTACACTTTGCGTGATTTATGCTTACTTGAATTAGCATTATTCGCTTTTTGCATATTGCTTAATGTATATTTAATTGCACAATTTGTAGTCATAATGTACAATAAAACGTACGTTAACAGGTAAAGTGCGCCTTAATGCACATTTTAACGCCCTTGACTCTTGTAGGGCTTGGAGTAGTTCTTACTCGCTTTGTTGGCAGATGCACTCTTTGAGTGCTTGCCTCGCTTCTTGCTCTTACTGATTCTTTGGCTTACCGCCTGTTGCTTCGCCATCTTTAGGGTCTTTCAAAAACATAAGTGCAAACGCACCCATCATAAACGCACTAACCTCCGTGAGCGTGGCCTTCTCGTAAAACACAAGCACAAAACAAAGGCCGATGATTATCAGCCCAAGTAGAGTAGTCTTCGGGTTGCCGAAGATGCGCTCAATTAGCACCTTTGTCCCGCTTGTAGTCCCTTCGCCACTTCCAAAGAGTGTACGCAAGTGAGGTTACAAGTACGGCTAAACCCAACGCTTGATGGGCGTAGCTTACGAGAAGTCCTGCTCCCGTTAAAGACCAAGACGTGATTACGCTATCAGCCGACTCCTTTGTCATTTTCTTTTAGGGTGTTCTCGTAGGCTTGAATCAGTACACGGACTTCATCTAATTGCATTAGTAGATTCGCCTCTTGCTGCTTTAATGCATCAAGCCGTTGTTGTAGGTGTTCCATCAGTAGGGTAATTCCCTGCTAATTTACGCTTCTTCGCCTTCTGCTACAACTTCTGCAACGGGTGCAGGAATCATCGCCCAAGCATCGTTGGCAAGGGTGCGGTAGTAGCCATCAACTCCCAATACCTCATCGGCAGCAGGGTCGTTAACTGCAAGCACGGTGCGCCAATAAGATGAGGCGATTACGGCTCCGTCTTTGGTAACGTCAGTTGTTTTGCGGACTGCGATAGTTCCGTCAAGGCTGACGTTGAATTCGCTGATGTAGATTACTTCTTCAATCATTTTGTTTAGTTTATTAAGCAGTATAAGTTACGTTTAGGATAATTCGGCCTTCGGAATCGTAGGAAACAGATGTTAATGAGCCTCCACCTGTGGGTATTTGAACAAAATCAATTCTTGTAGTTCCGCTTGCAAGGTAAGCCAAAGCATAGTTATTTGCGGTCAGCGTGATTCCGTCTAAATATCCAATGGTTACTGCGGGATTATTAAGACCTGCATCAGTAAAAGGCAATCCCGCTATTGTTAAATTCCCCGTTCCCGTTCCGCTATTATATCCTAAATCAATTTGACAAGAAACTTGTCTTCCAATTTTAGTGTATCTTGCCAATTGTGTTGTATAGGTAGCAGTTCCTGCGGTTGTGCTTCCTGCAACAGTCGGAGTAAAAGTGCCTTCTTCGTAGTCATCAAGGGCGTTGGCTGCTGCGGTGTCCCCGTTGAATTGAATACCGCCCATTCCGCTTTTTAAACGGATGTAACCGTTGGCTGTTACTTTTACATCATCAAATGAAGTACCTAAACCTAAACCAATATATTGGTCTACTCCTGTTGCTCCGCCTTGATATACAATGTTTCCATCATTAGTGGTTTCATCGGTAAGAACCATTCGTGCAGTATAGTTTGCGCCACTATTTCCAACACGAAATAGAGGGGATGGAGAAGCCCCTGCAACAGAACCTAAAACGTGCAACTTGCTTGAAGGCGAACTCGTGCCGATGCCTACGTTGCCTGCGGAGTCAATGGTCAACCTTGTGTTTGTAGTTAAATCAGATGTTCCAATTTTGAACTTATCTGAATCACTATCATCTACACCAAGCGTAAATGTCCCAATATCGTTAATAAAAAACTTTAATTGTGGGTCACCATCTGCTGCTGAATTATCAATTCCAACAACAGTCCCTGTGTCACTTGAACGAAACATTGCAGTAGCAGTGGCAGCACTATTTACTTGAAATTTGAAAGTTGGGGCATTCGTACCAATACCCACATTACCCGTAGATAAAGCAAGAGCCGAATCATTACCTAATCCATCAGATAGGTATTTAACCGTTGCGCTAATCGGCCCGTTGTCCGTAACCTTAATAAGGCTATCGTATGTGTCCTGTGGGGTTGTCCCCGTTAATGTTGTTCCCATTTCTAATTATTCCAAGTTGTTGACCAAGTGTTCCAAATTTCTTCTATCAACTGCCAAGCACCTTGCTCGTTGTTGCCGTATAAGTTTGTAGTAGGATGACCATAAGACAATGGCTGAACCATACCCCAAGAGATACTATTCGTTGCTGCTGCTTGACCCCAATAGATGTCATTGTTTGCTGCTCCTTGTCCCCAATCGCCTTGAACTCCCATTGTCTAAATAACTCTTTAACTTCACAATGTTGCTACGCTTCGGAGTGTAGGTCTGTTTCTTGCTACTCATAAAACCCAAGATGCAAAGTTGGCGTCAGTATCGGGGTAAACGTCAGCGTTGTTGTTGGCGTTGTACTCGGGGAATGAGGCTTGGTTGTAGCTCATATAAGTGATGAACCTGTCGGTATAATACTGCGCTAAGTCACGAGCCTTGTTCACCAAATAGTCAACCTCTATCTTTTCTGCGGTGGTGCTATTCTCGGAATTGTGCTTGAACACCCCACCATTGCCTACGGTGTATGCTGCGAAGGGGAGGTATTCGCACAAGGCCCATTGGATTAGCATTGGTTGCAGGTAGTCTGAAACTAACGCGAGGTAGGGGTTGGTCAAAGTGTTTGCAAGAATGTCCGCACTAATCTTATCGTATAGCTTGGTTCCTGTGTAGTTTTGAATATGAATATCTTGAGCGATAGCGATGAACTGAGTAAATTTGTCGGTATCAAGGTTGCCGCTTATTAGCGTATTGCGTACGAGGTCTTCCCTCTTAATCCATAGAGCCTTCATATCTTAGTTTTTATATCCTTTTGTTGGTGTTTCAATAGGGGCGATAGCAACGAGGGGGTCATTCTGCTCGGGGCGGAATCCCATACGAATGGCTTGGTTCACGTTGATAATATCCGTGCCGTTCAAAGAGCCACCTCCGTAAATCTTGCCCTCTTTCGTTAGCTTCTTGCGGTAGATTCTACGCTCCCAACGATGGTGGCAGTTTGCACCGCCCTTGTAAAGCCATACGCTATACCTTTCACCCTGTGCTTCTGCTCCACCCTTTGAACTCAATGCCTCTACATCCTCCTTGCGGTAAACCCTTTTAGCACCTATCAACGTGCGGCATAGCAAACGGCTTTCACCCTTTGGGTCTTTTTTAGTTCCTACCGCATAGAAGTAGCGCACCTTGTAACGCTCCGTGTCTTGCTCGCTCTCCTGTTGCGCTGCAAGGTCGGTGCGTGAGTTGAGGTATGCCTCTACATCGTATTCTGCTCCCTCATCTTCAACGATATCAGCCGTGATTAGGTCAAAGTCCTGCATCAGCTCCTCCTCGCTTTCGCCAAGACTTTCAATGTTCATTAGCAACTCTGCTGCAAGCTCATCACGCAGGAAGGGGCGATTGTCTTGCTTGGCAAGTTTCACGCCTGTCTCCTCCTCACGGGTCTCCATATCCATAGGAGTCACTACGTCTTCCGTAAACTCTAAAGGCTGAAGGGTCTTGAAGTACAAGTTTAGGCTGATGTCATTGTAAGCAAGAATCATATCTATGCCGTCAATGATAATCTCCTGCTTGGGGCGAATAACAAGGTTATCCAAAAGCGTGGAAGCGGTCTTTAGTTCATCAGCGTTATTGCCTAATCCCGAATTGTCCTTGATGCCTAAAAGCATAGGGCTTACGATACGATGCGAGACCATTATCTTCTGCGTTGCTTCAGCACTCAAGAACTGATACTGCTCTGCGGCATCCGATAGCTGAACGGGGTCAACCGTTGCTGCAAGGTCTTTGTTGTCATTGAACGCAAGGATAAACTTACCCGAGTTTGAGCTGCCGCTAAACTTCGTGGCTATCTGCTGCTCTATGCTCCTGCGTTCTTCTTCACTCGGTACTCCGTTGTTGAAGTTGATAAGCATTGAAGGCGCAAGGCCGTTCTGAATGTTGTTGATGTGGTAGTTTGCAATCTCCTCCTCAAGCTCTGCGTATGGAAGGCCACCTTGATAGTCCACAGGGGAGTAGTAATAGAATCCTGCTCGGTAGGGCTTGATGTAAAGTATCTCCAAACCCTCACGGCTCTTGCCAAATGCAGGGATGCGTACCGCAGTCTCTCTCCTGCCTTTTACGTCTTCCCAATCCTTTGCGTAGTAGTAAGCCTCAATCTCACCATCTTCGTTGCACCTTGCGGCTCGTAGCGTCTCTACGGGGATGTGCTGCACCTCTACGATGGTGTTGTGGTCTTGCGAGTACACGACCTGAAAGGAGCATTGCCCCATCATCACATAGTCCGCTACGACCTTCTGCAAGCAGGCTTTCGTAAACAAGCCACGCATCGCTGCGTACTCGCTCGGCTTCTTGGCAGAGTCCGTTGCATCCAAGCCCTTGCCAAAAGTCATATCCATCAAAGAGTTGAGGATAGCGTTGTTGGTGGGTGAGCCGTTATACCTGTCAATTAGGTAGCCGAAATAGTCGTTGTTGTCTCCGTATTCTACATAGTCCTTGCCCTGCACCTCTTTAACGACAGGTGTGGTATAGGAACTGAAGTTCACAACGTGGACTTTAGATGATGATGTACTCATTGTCATAGCTTGTTTCTTCGGTGTAGACGTTTTGGTTCACCGTAAATTTCTCGTAATCTGTTTGCGAAGTTACGAATACCCTATCCCGATATATTAGATTTCCCGATGCGAATACCTTTAAGCCATAGAATCTATTGTTGACAAGGCTGAACGTGCCTGTGAGGGTCATAAAACCATTAGCAGAGGCAGCCGTGACCGCAGGTGTTGCGGTGGTGTTTGTTGATTCATCAATTAAGGCAATCGTAACGCTCGCAGGGAATGTGCGAGGTATGATTACAATGGCTTGTGGTGAGGCTGATACTTGAAGGATATGCATCTTAAATAAATAACCTTTTACTTTGGATTTGTTTGAAAATAGAAAAGGGGCTTACGCCCCTTTAACCTTTTTAGCAATGCTAAAATTAGATATTATTCTGAATACGAACGATTGCAGCTCTTGCAGAATCAAAAGAATCACGAGCCGCAACAAATTGCTTCTCCCATCCGTTAAACTGACCCTCATCAACACCAAGTTCTTTAGCCATTGCTTGAGCCTTGCGAGCTTCAGCAAGAGCAGTTTCGGCTACCTTTTGAGCAGCAACGAGAGATGTAATGGCGGCATTAAGTTGACCGCTTACCTTTTCAGATGCTGACCTAATTGTTGATTGGTAACCCTTGAGGTCGGCCAATGCGTTAAACTCAACTTTCATTGGTTCTGCTGCACGTACTTCCTCGCCAATCTTGGCGATTTTAGAAAAAATTTGCTTACTCATTTTATGGTTTTTTGATTTTTGAGAATTGCTCACCAATAGAAAAAACTCGTTCTGTCAGAGTCCTGTTCAAATTAAACAGTTCAACTATTTCAGGACTATCATTTACCTGCAGCCCAAGTTCTTGAATAGCTTTTGAAGCATTAGAAACAAGTTTAACGCCTTCGGTTGTTAAAGCATTAGCTCGCTGCTGATACTTTTGACCTTCTGAAATTTTAGCGTTTAGGTCATTTATCAATCTTTGGAACTCTGACAAAAATGAATTCACATCACTCTCTAACTTCCGCATCTCTTGCGCCTTTGACTTAACATCGTTAATCAAAGACAATTCAACCTTCATCGGCTCTTTAGCCGAGAACTTGGCGAATATATTGTTGAGTGTACTCATTGTGTAAATATAAGGGGGCTTTCGCCCCCCTAATTCATTTACGAGTTAGAACCCACTACAATCGTTTCAACTGCACCTGCAAGTCCTGCGAATGGATTGGCAACGGTAGCACCTGCGATGAAGTTAGCAGGAAGTTGCTCCTGTCCCTCCATTGTCAAAGTATAGCCCGAGAGGTCACCCATAGCAGCACCCGTTACAATCGTTCCACCTGTTACTTCGGCTCCGTAGTTCAGACCCATCATAAAGGCGTTGCCGTTGTAGTCTTGAACGACCACGTAAGGCCGACCATAAGCAAGCAGCTTTAATTCTTTGTTGTCCTCCTTTGTGAGTTTGGTCAACGTAAGATTCAAAGTCTGCGTGAAGAAGGTTGTACCATTCTCACGGCTTGAGTTAAAGGTTTGCTCAAAAGAGCTATTGCCTTTCACAAGGTATTGGTAAGCAGAGAAAGTACCACTGATGTTGGTAATCTCATCGTTGGTGAGGGTAACAGTACCCAAGTCACCGAAGTCTACAAAGTACACGGCATAAATGCCACCTACTACGTCTTTACAGGGTACCGCCCTGCCTTTTGTTAAATCACAAGCCATTGTTTCTTTGTTTTATTAGAATTAAAAAAGAGGGCGAGGACATAGCCCAAGCCCCCTCTTGATTTACATTAACTCGGATTAAGAGTAAAGGACTACGTCAGCTCCGATTCCGTACTGAACTCCTGCGAAGAAGCGAAGGATTACGCGGATGTTGTCTGAACCGTCAAGGTCAGCCATATCAAGTACACGAACTTCGTTGCGCTCGTTCAAAAGACCTGTTCCGAAGAACATATTGCTTGCTTGAGCAGCGACCATCTTGTTAGAAGGAAGACCGTTACACATAACAACCTTGATGCCGTCAAAGAACAAATCTCCTTGACCATACCACATTGTGCCTTTGTTGTCAACACCGTTGGCTCCAAGACCTGAAGTTCCGAATCCACCAAGAGCGCGTACATAAGCCTTCGCTACGTTTTGTGGGACAAAGATTTGCAGGTCTTCTTTTCCGTAAAGGGCAGAAGGGATAGCATCAGCAACTTTACCAAGCTCCGTGATTACGTTAGCAGCAGTCACGGTGGTAGCGGTTACGTCAATAACGTCAGAGTCGGCAGTCATCAAAGAAAGGAATCCGCTGAACTCACCTGCTGAAGCAGCAGTTCCGTTCCAAATGTTCTGCTCAATCTTCTGTGAGGTCTTTGCGGCAACGTGGGCGATAAGGAAGTCAGCAAAAGAAGCAGGGATGCTATCGTAGGCAGAGAAGCCCATCTGACCACCAATCCAAGAATCGTAGTAGTCCTTCTTGCAAAGTTGCAAGTTCACTTGGAATGGCTCAACCTCAAGAACGCGGTCGGTCAAAGTCAAGGTAGAAGTTGCATCAAAATCACAAGTTGCATCTTTTACGATGTCGTTTGTGTTCACCTTCTGAAGGGTGGTGCGGTAGTTTACGTTTGGAAGAATCTCGATGAGACCTTTGTCAAGCGTGTTAGCAGAAAGAAGTGCAGCAGAGATATACTTGCTTGCAAACGCTCCTGCGTAGTTTGTTGTGATTGAAGTAGTTGTAGCCATTTTTTTATTTATTAACTGTTGATTCGTGCAAGGACTCGGTCAATCGCTCTTTCGGGGCGGTTAGAACTCATCTTTTGGACTTGCTTTGTTTCGGGATTATGTTTGATGGGCTTCGCAGCAGGTGCGGCAGATAGTTCAGCCTTGATAGCTGACATCTCCTCCTTCTTGGCGTAGCCGCCCATCTCCTCACGCATTCCTTTCATCTCCTCGCGCATCATTGCAATCTCCTCGAGAACCTTCTCGATGATTGCAACAACCGCAGGGGCTTCTTCTACTTCCTCTGCAAGTTCGGTAGATACTGCGGCCTCAACCTCAACTTCTACTTCCTCTGCTTCGGCAGCAGCTTCTTTAATTTCAGCGATTACGCCTTCTTCGGTGATAACGAGTACACGACCATCTTCAAGGAGGTGTTCGCCAACAGGAGCAGCCACTCGGTCATCGCCACTAATGACAAAGACTTCGTTACCTGCTTCAAATGATTCTGCCTCAAGAACGGCTCCGTTCTCAAGTGTCATCTGCTCAAACTTAACCTCACGGATGGAGGACAGTTCGGCAAGGATGCGGTTTAGGATATTGTTTGCTTTCATATCTAACTAATTAAAGGGGTTTTGATTATTTGTAACATTTTTAGAGGTCTTGCCATAGAGTATTTGTTGACTCCCATAGGGTATTGATGGTCTGCCACTCCTCGCCTCGTATCCTTACGCTTGTGCCTTGACCCACTAACGAGCCTATACCTTGCGCTGCAAGAGAGCCATCGCAGCAGTTAGACTTGTAGGTGTTGTCTTTACACAAGCATCCCCGCCTGCCACCTCTCGGTGAAGCAACGGGCAGTTTCATTGGTCTATACATTGCCAAGTTCTTTTAGTTTGGATTCTGCCCAACGCTTACCTGCAAGACCGCCCCATAGAAGGAACGATATTGTGCCGCAGGCTTGCGTGTCGTTCTCATCGTAGTATTCTTCGGCTCGCGATAAGTACGAGTACATCCGTGTAATGGTCTCAACAGATACGGGCTTGCCTTGTGCGAGCTGCTGCGCTCTTACCTTACCGACAGGCGTTGCACACTTGTTGCCGTTCTTCTCGTTTAGTTCAATGCCACGCTTGGCGTTGTTCTTTACCGCATCGGGGTAGTCAGAGAACGACTCCATCTCGGTGCGTGTTCCCGACTTCTTACGACCATCTCTTTTTATGATAGCGACAATCTGCGCAAGCATCAACGCTGCTTCCTGCTCCTCTATCTGCGCCATCTCTTGCTTGGCAAGGTTTAGCTTGTCCACGAAGTACCCTTCAATAGAGAAGCCTTTGACCTTTCCTGTCTTGACAAAGTTTGTCCAAATTTCGGGGTTGTTGACTTTCATAGATACCATCCAAGTGCCTACGGGCAAATCAAAGCCATACTTCTTGCTCTTGTCGTGTATCTCATCCTCAATGATCCACGACTCTACAACCGTGAGGCCGTTGATGCCTACCTCGTGTTCAAGGGTAGCGTTGTTCTGCTTGGACTTCTGAAAGAACATCTCGCTTGCTTTGCGGATGGTGGCTTCGCTGAAGTAAACGTAGAACTCCTCCTGCCCCTCTGCTCGGTAGATGGGTTTGTTGGGTACGAGTGCTGCTCCCATAAGGATGCGCTTCTCATCGCTCTGCGTGGCGAACTCAACCCTTTGTGAGTTGAGCGCAATGAAGTCCTCCTCAATCGCAGGGTATTCTACAAGGGAGATTGCGTCAATGCCCGTGAGCAGCATTGATTCATCAAGTATAAGTTCAATTAGTTTCATCATCCGAATGTTGCGGTTTTTACTCTTTGGCGTTGTAGTTGTTGTGAGGTCGTTACATCCTGCCCTACGACATAAGCACGGATGGGCTGCTGAAACTGACCGCCTATGCTCTGCGCAAGTTGGTTAAGGTTAGACTGCCCTACGATGTTAAACTGCGCAGGGGTAGAGGGCTGCGAGATCGTGTTTGTTATGGCAGGGCTGCTGCCACCACCACCCGATTCAGTAGGCACTTGCGTAGCGGTTATCTTCCTTGCGTTTGCAATACCCGTTGCGATGATTCCTGCTGCTCCTATGTAACCAAACATACCGCCCTGCGCGAGAGCCTTTGTAGCACCCGTATAGGTGTCAATGGCTACCTGCGCTAACGCTATGCCTTTACCGAGTAACGTATTCTCACCTACGAGTTGAGCAATTCCGTTTAGTGCGCCTTTGATAGCATCTAACTTTGCCTGCTGCAAGTTCTTCTCCAAAGCCAAGCGACCTGCTGCGTTCTCCGCTTCAAATAACTTTAGGGCATTCTCTGCCTCTGCACGAGCTGCGGTTCCTGCCTTTGTAGCCGCTACCTCTTGCTCAAGCAATGCCTTCTTTCGATTGAAGACATTTTGGGCTATCTCTATTTCTTTCTCGGCTCTTGCTACCGCATCATCTATGAGTTCAAGTTGAGCGTTCTGCTGAATCTCAAATATCTCTTGGTCGGTCTCACCGATGCTCTTGGTGATGTCTGCCTGCTCACGAAGAAGGGAGTTTTGGTTTGCCAACGCCTCTGACTTCTGACCTTGCAGCCTTTCATC